CAAATTCTTCGCGTGTCATAGTCTGCTACTTATGCTTTGCAACCCGAGCAGTCGCACGGGATTACATTTAATTTGATGTCTGCTTTTAATTCCCGCATGCTGTCATATCCACGGACATGGGAGCGGTCATTGGGAGAGCTGCACTCATCGAATCTCCAGCCGTCTGGCAGATTGAGGATATAGACACCGGCTTCGTCATAGTCAACGTCACGGGATGCATTAAGCTTGTACTTCATGTTGAATTCCTTTGAGTGTAGAAGTTAAGAGAGAGGCAGAATCTGACCCTCTCACAGTACTAGCATAATAGAATCGTGCCAGCGTCTGTAAGTACTTGATTTATAAGACTGCTCCAAAACCCTAATGGTTATCCATACAGTACATGCACTTGATATAAGTCAATCAAATGGATTTAAGGTGATGCACGGATATGGTGCAGTCAGGACATGTCTGCCAGTGCCTGAACGAAAAGAAAAACAAAGGAAACCTACAGCATGTGTGTGCCCTTGCTGTAGGTGATCACATAGGGAAGACATAGGGAAATGCACGGGTTTCCAGCGTCTGACATGCGCCAGACATGCGCCAGCCAATCATTCTCAAACCCCAAAAGATAGCGGGCCCCTCCCCTCTCCCTTTTCCCATCCCCCCATAGCCTAGCCAAAGAACCCCCCCACGCTAGGGAAGAGGAGGGGGATACCCCTGCTAGAGGGAGTGAAGAGGGGGGCCCGATCACCCATCCCCAAAATTTCTACAGAACTTTTTCCCCAACAACTAGTGCTACATCCGTTTCTGGTATAAAATTTTTCACATAGAACTTTTATAGGAATTGCTATGAAGTGGACATTGGCTCATCCTCTGTCGGATGCTGAAGACATCGTCTGGATGGCAGACACCTTCTTTGGGACTGAGGCAGACGGGATTCTGACTAGAAGCAAGGATGTCTTTCGGAAAAACGTAACGATAGCTAGTACGGTTCAACTGTTTGACAAAGGGAAAGAGTTCTTAGCAGTGTGTCGAACGGACGATGAACGCCTGTTGGGGTTCTGTTGGTTTGACAGGGGTGGGTATACTACTTACTCAAGGGAAGAGATTTCCAATGCCAAGTTCCACCATGTTGACTTATCCTTACCAGCCAAGACCAGGGTACAACTTGTACACCAGATGATTGACCAGCATATACTGTGGGCTAATCTGTGGGGCATTCCTGTGGTTTGTTCGACTAGTATTCGGTCTGAGCATGATGGGTTTATGCGAATTCATCAAAAGCGTGGATTTAAGGTGAATGGTTCATATGCGTGGATTCGTACTGAAGAGGGTATGAAATGTTTGATGAAATAAGACCTGAAGGTTCTTTGGTTTCTTCTGATGCTAAACGGGCAGATGCTCGGGCTAGATACGCCCATAAGAAGGCCATGAAGATTGCTACTGGTGAAGTCATACCAGAAATCAAGGCAGCAACCCCTGGAGGTGGCAGACCTAAATCCATTGTTAACCGGGTTACTGAATACGGCGCTTTGTTCAACAAGTTGAATGAGGAAAGGCTTGCCAAGGGTCTGTCTCCATTGAAGACGGCTATGGAAGTCCTGATTGATGCTATGCAGTCCGATGAGATAGACATCAAGGACAAGGCTAGAATTGCTGATAAACTGGCCCCGTTTGAATCTAGCCGCGCTCCTATTATTTCGATTGAGCATGTGCAGAACATCAGCAAGGATGAGGAAGTATCTGCTGATGAGGCGTTGGATGACTTCCTGATGGCAATCCGTAAAGTATGAACAAAGCTATACCCCGCAAGACTACCGGCAAAGGTAAGACGTACAACACCACCGAACAGGGTGCTGGTATGACTGCCAAGGGCCGTGCGGCGTACAATGCCAAGAATGGTAGTAACTTAAAGCCACCAGCCCCAAACCCTAAGAACAAAAAGGATGCAGGAAGAAAAGCTTCTTTTTGTGCGCGGATGTCAGGGGTTGTTAAAAACGCCAAAGGCCCAGCAGAACGGGCCAAAGCTTCATTAAAGAATTGGAACTGCTAATGAAACCCGGACTTTATGCCAATATTCACGCGAAGAAGGAACGGATCAAAGACCAGAAAGCTGCTGGCAAGCCCGTAGAGAAAATGCGAAAGCCTGGGTCTAAAGGCGCTCCTACTGCCAAAGCATTTAAAGAGTCTGCTAAGACAGCCAAAAAGTGATTAGAATTAAATAAGGAATCTATATGCCATTGAAAAAAGGTACTTCCCCAAAAACGGTGTCCAAAAACATCAAGACTGAAATGAAGGCTGGCAAGCCACAGGATCAAGCTGTAGCTATTGCCTATTCCATGAAACGTGAATCTGAAGAGAAACGCAACCCGAAAGGCAAGAAATGAACTTCCAATCTGTACAAGCTCCGAACCGTACCGGCAATATAGCCAAGCACACTGCCAGCCATGTAGGCGGCGTTACCCGTGTAACCGGCCCTAAGCACGGTATGGCTACCCCTAAAGGTAACCAAGGCGCTCCCGCTTGCTCCACCCCTGCAAACAATAAGAATGCTGGCGTGACTGCTGGTCGTAAGCAAAAGGTTATGGTCAGCACCCACGCTGACTACTGTGGAACCATCAAGAACGATGGCTACATGGATAAGTCTGTTAAAAACTACTTGGGGTAATCTATGTCTGGATACGGAACTATCATCTCTGGCGGTGCGCGTATGACCAAAGGTCTTACCAAAGGCATTAATGAAAAACTTGAAGAGTATGCTGAAAGCCATAAAATGTCGGCTATGTTGGCTGACTCTGTGCGCAAAGCATTTAACCAAAACCCATTGTCTGACCAGCATTTGAATGACATCAATGTGAAGGCAGCTAAGAAGTTCACCACCCCGAAACTACCCGCAAAAATTTGAAAGGTATAGCATGGAAATGCATGAATTGTCCTTTGGACAAAAAGCAGTTGGATTGCAATTTAACCCGAGTTCAAACCATGAGGTTGATAAATGTAAGCGTGAATTCGCCGATGTTATTGACCGCATGAATTATTTGAGACAGAACACTGATAGCACGGAAGTGAAGCGCATGGCATCTATTGCCATTACCGAAGCACAAACTGCACAGATGTGGGCCGTTAAAGCAATTACTTGGAAGGATTAAGCATGGCAACGTATGACATTGAGGCACTGAAAGCAGACCTGCCTACTGCAAAAGAACTGGCGCAATTTGTTTACGACAAAACTCAAATTTCGCTAGACTTTATTGGTAAACCAAAAGAAGACCAATACCAAGTAGCAAAGAATGCCTTGGAAGGGAAGAAGATTCCGTCTGATTACATGACGGAACTAAACCCCTACTTGGACAAAAAGGAACTGATACCTGAAGATGCAATTAAGCAGATGCCTCCACGGTCTGCTGACTTGCCACCTGAAGACGCACGGGTTCACTTCTTTGGTGCTACTAATATGCCTCACCCGACAGATCCTCAGTCTGATCGGAAAGTGCAAATCAACTTCCGCAAGTATGAAAATGGCGCCATCACTTATCAGATTACAGGCCCATTGGAAAAGACTGCGATTGGTGAGCGCATCAACAAGTTTGGTCAAAAGCAACCAGAGAAATATAGCTGGCTTGATCCTCGTACCCCTGAAATTATGATGCGCCGCGCTGATGGCACATACACCGAAAAAGGGCGAGGTTTGTATGCGTATTGCATTGGTGAAAAAGGCGGTGGAATCTGGCCTTTGATTGACCGCGATCTAACAAACTTTGCCCAGAAAAACGTCACTGACCCTTGGGCATGATAGAAGAGCCCACAAATCTCTTTCGCCAAAAGCTACCGGCGCAAGCGGAGGTTTGTGCGCGTAAGGCTCTTGAGTGGCTTCAGAAAGACTTGCAGAATGAGCATAGTCTTAGCCCTCAAGATGTCTACTATTTAGCGTCCGCTGCCGAAATACTCTTAGGCATCCGCGACACCTATGGCAAAAAGTGAATCCAGTGATTACATCCAGCCCATTTACAAGGATCGGGCGCTCAAACATTTAATTAAGCTGGCAGGAGGCAAGAGTGCTATCAAGCACTTGTCTTCTGAACATTTGAAAAAAATGCGGGTAGCACGGGATGTAGTAGCCAAGGACATGCAGTTCAATGCCTTGAAATGGTTCAGGCCATTCAAGTACCAGCAAACATTCTTTGAGACAGGCGCAACCCATTCCCGCCGGGGGATGATTGCAGCCAACCGTGCTGGTAAAACCATTGCGTCTACTTATGAGACTGCCTACCACCTGACCGGCAGGTATCCCAAGAACTGGAAAGGCATGAAGTGGGACAAACCCATCATTGCAATGGCATCGGGTGAATCATGGGAGCAGGTATCCAAGACCCTGCAAAACAAGCTGCTTGGATGTGATGACATCAAGCAATCGTACAAATTAGGAACTGGCGCTATTCCACGGGAATGTATTGATGAGAAGTCAATGCGTACCGATGGGGCCAATGTTTTGGCAATTGAAGTGTGGCATGAATCTGGTGGTAAATCAAAACTTTATTTCTCCAACTACACGCAACAAGTGCGTCACTTGCAAGGTTTTGAACTTGACTTGGTTGTCTTGGACGAACAGCCACCAGATGAAACTTTCTCCGAGCTTGTTGTCCGTACAGCCGCTCGCAATGGACAAGTGTTGTGTTCATTTACACCCCTAAAAGGTATGTCGGGTCTGGTACGAAAGTTCTGGGACAAGATAGATGGGTACACCCATGTGCGTGTGACTTGGGATGACGTACCGTTTAAGAATGAATGGGATGAAGAGTTTTTTTCCCAAAAAGAACGGGATCAGCTAAGCCGAGACTTTATGCCGTGGGAACGGGATTGCCGTATGAATGGCATTCCTTTGGTTGGCAAAGGCGTTGTATTTCCGATGCTGAACTGGCCCACCTATAAGTCCACCGACATTGACCTGAAGAACGACCCAGCCCTAGAACGACTGATTTCTTTTGACTTGGGGATTAAGAATGACCCTACGGTAATTAGCTTCTTCTTTAGAAACCCAGTTGAGGAAGTTATTTATCTCAATCGGCAGATCAAAATTGCTAAGGGCGAAACTCCAGACGAATATGTCCATTTCCTGATGGACAGGGAATCCAAAGGGGTTCCTATTGCATTGCCCCATGATGCCGCTCAAGCTGGGCGGTATACTTTGACCGAACAATCCGTCCGCGAGGTGTTTGAGGACAGTTACGGGCTTAATTGCATTCCCGGTGCTATATTGAACCCTGTAAATGACCAAGGCAAGGTTACAAACCACAAGTCTTACGGAATCAATATAATGCGGATGGGAATGGAGCGTGGGACGTTTATGATAAACGAATCATGCACCGAATTTTTGGATGAGGCACGGAACTATGCTATTGACGATGCTGGACGATTTTCTGATCCTGATGATCACATTGACTCTGCGCGGATTGGCATTTTGGCGTTGATTCAAGGTCATGGTGAAACAATGGTAAGCCGAGCCAACACATTCCAATTCCGTAGACTTACAACGGTTGAAGGCAAGATTCAAAGGATCTAACATGATCGATAAGCAAAACATAATCGTAGAGTACATTGAGGCTCCTTCTGGTAACAAGGGTATTGTTTTTCAGGTAGCCCATGAAGCCTATCTAAAAATGGTTGATTACCTGCGATTGACTCAAGCCAAAAACACATTCAATCGTCTTTCTGACTACCACTACCTAAATATTGCGGTTAGTAACTCCACTGAGCCAATCCGTGGTGTTGATTACATCCACCCTGTAGTAACTCCAGGAGTAGATTACGCAACGGCAATAATCACTAAGTGCTTGATGCCAAACGGAAAAGTTAATTTTGAGTTTGAGCGATTCAGCGAAACGGACAACGAACAATCTGTCCAAGCTACTGAAATGGTCAAGTACATGATTAACAGTAAGAACGATTCTTACCAAATCATTCGGGATTGGGCACAGGATTCTTTGCTACATAAAAACGGTATTGTTATGGTATCGCCTGTGCGTGACCCCATTACCCAATACAAAGAAGTAGAAGGCACAAAAGATCAATTGCGTGTGTTTGAAACAATGGCGGCTGAAAAAGGTTTGACTGTCAAACGGCAAAACATGCGGAAGATTGACGTTGACCTTGCTGGTGCAGCCCAAGAAATGATGGCTGGCGACGAACAGGACTCTAGTTCACCGCAAGAGGAAATGAGTGCGGCACTTAACGCGAATACTATTTATCGCGCTAAATACAAGATGACGGGTTTTTCCACATCGATTCGTATCAAGCACGTTGCCCAGCATTACTTTGTCTGCAACCCTACTATTCCGAATATTCAAGACCAAGACTTTTTGGGTTTTTATGACCCAATGACTATCCATGAGTGCAAAGCCCAATTTCCGTATGTAGACCTTGAAAAGCTTGCCACCCATGCTGCCTACGGCCCTGCTGGAGCCTACCAAGCTGGTGCATTGGAGAATGACCTAGCCCTACACGCCCGAGACTCCACCCCAGTGCCTGGACAAGGCGTAATTGCCTCCGCAGGTGCAGATCGGTATAGCCGAGTGATCATGCTGACTACCGCATGGCTCCGCAAAGATGTGGATGACGATGGGGAAGAAGAAATTGTAGAAATTTGCTTCTCAGGTTCGTATGTGCTGTATGTCAAGGAAGTAGATTTCATTCCTTTGGCTGCAATGTGCCCCAAGCCTATTACGGGTAACTTCTTTGGATACTCCCTTGCGGAACGCTTGGTTCCAATGCAGGAATACGCAACGTCCATTGCCAGGGCTGAGATGGCGTTTGCCATGCAAGCGTCTACTCCCCGTATTGGTGTAAACCCAGAATTTATTGATGCAGAAGAAATCCAGCGTGGCGTGTCTGCCATGTTTATTTTGGATCGCAAGTTTGACGCTCAGAAACACGTTTTTGAGTTTGCGCCTATGCAGGGTAACCTTGCCTACGTCCAATCGTCTATGCAGCGATTTGAAGCCGACAAGATGGCAATGATTGGCATGACCAGCCCAAGTGATGTGATGAATCCTGAAGTGATGAAGGATGGCAACAGCGGGTTTAAGTTGCAATTAGCTATGGGGCCAAACCAACTTATCCAGGATGAGATGGTCAAAAACTGTGCAATTGGACTACGGGATGTTATTTACATTGTGTGGAAAACTTTGATTCAGTATGCGGACGATTACAACATCCAACAACTAGCCAATGTCTGCGCCAAGGGCAAACCATTCATGGACGCTATCTCCATGAACAACTATGAGTTCATTGACCGCAAGCTGATTAACATTGACTTGGCTTTGGGATTTATGTCGGACGAAAACCGCTTGACCCGCCAGCAATTGATTGGACAAGCCCAGCAAGCCTTTGCTCAATCCATGATGCAGCTTGACCCAAGCGTACCTGAATTGTTTGCTAAAGTGCGTAGACCATATGAAGATACTTTGCGTGTACTAGGCGTAAAAGATGTGGATGCTTATCTGCCCACCTTGGAAGAAGCCGATAAGATATTCCAAGCTAAATCACAAATGCCTCCAAGTGCAGAGCAAGAAGAAATGACTTCTCGCACTAACTTGAATAAGGCGAAAACTGACGAAACAGTGGCAAACACTATGTTTACGCAGAAAAAAGCTGAAGACATTGATACTGATAACATGTTTGAAGCCTTGGCTGCAAAAAGAGGTAAACTTACATCAGTACAAATTGATTAAGGATTGCAATGAAAAGCTTGGTATTGAATATTCGTGATTTTTTTAACCGTAGAACACGGGTTGAAGACAGTAAAAAGGAGGCAAATGTAAATCGGCGTACTCTAGTTATTGAAAATGGGGAATCAGCTTCCCGCCTCATGCGTAATGAGGACTTTGCACTGCTGTTTAACCTTTACAGGTTTTACTTACTGGAGCGGCTAGAAGATTGCCGTACTGATCCAGAGCGTATTGATAATGCACATGATGTTGCTGGAGTCCGAGATTTCATTGCCTTCATTGAGAAGACTGAGTATCTTGGGAAAGTGGCAATTAAAACTAACACTTAACCAAAAGAGAGTAAACTATGTCAGACGTAATCACACCTGTGACCGCCCCTGAGCAAACTGGTAGCGCGAATCCCGCCGATGCTATCGCTGCAATGATTGCCGCTAACAAGCGTAACAGTCCGCAGCCTGATAACAGTTCGCCACCACCAGCGGGACAAGGAACGAAAGTTTCCCCCGAGGCGGCTCCTGATGAGGAAGCCGAACCTGAAGATAGTAATGCGAGTGGGTCAGATGCCGTAGATTCGGAAAGTGAAGCAGAGTCCTCCGATGGAGTAAACGAAGCAGTCAATTTCCTTGAGTTTGCGAAAGAGAATCCGAATTTAATGTTGCGTATTCCCAATAAAGAAGCTGATGGCGGCTTTATTGAGTTAACAGCAGAGAAAGCGGCAGCTATTCTGGGCCAAGGCAGTGCTATCCATGAGAATGCTCGCAAGCTTAAAGCTGACCGAGCCGAGTTTGAAGAGTTTGAATCAAAACGTAAGAATGAAATTGATGGACTGCAAATAGGGCTAGAGTTAACCATCGTTCCTCAACTGCAAACAGCAGCAGATGAACTGGTAACCCTCCAGCAATATAACCAGCAATGGGAGCAAATCCATCAAGGGACGAACGATCCTGCCGAACGTAGTCGGGCTGAAGCTGCAATACGCCAGAACGCACAACTGATTCAGGAAAAGTCGGAATTCATTAAAACGAATCGGCCTAATGTTGAGCAGTTTTATAAGTACCGAACTGCCCGTGTCCAAGAAACCTTGGAGCAAGCACGGCAATCGTTTACTGATAAAGAGTTAAGCAATAAGGCGTTGTTTACTGAACTTAGAGATAAGATTGGTAAAGAATGGAAAGCGGCAAGTCAGTCGTTTGTCCCTGGTGTACCGAACATCGATTTGGTATCTAGTGATGAATACCTTTTGAGTTTATTGCGGGATGGTATGAAATTCCGCGAAGGCCCAAAAGTAAAGAACGCTGGTGGTTCATTGGCAGCAGCTAGTAGACCAGCAGCAAGGGCTAAAACCGCACCCGAGAATGAGATGGAAAAACTTCAAAGCAAGGCAAAGACAGGCGATAAGGGTGCGACTCGCGACCTTTTAGCAACCATGCTTGCCGCAAACAAACAGCGGCGGCGTTAATCAGGAGTTTTAAATGTCTACTATTACTAGTGCAAACCTCGGTAACGGCAACGGCTCGTATACCACCGACATCGTGGTCAAAGACCTCGATATGACTGTCTCTAATTATGTTAAAGACCGTACCCCTCTGTCCAACATGGCAATGAGCAAGAAGCGCAAAGTCAACTCGACTCTGCACATCTGGCCCGTTGACTACTACCGTGTTCCCGCTTTGAATGCAAAGCTGGAAGGCGCTGCTGTAGCTGCATCTGATGCTGCCAACAACACCCGTGCTAACTGCGGCAACTACACCCAGATTTTCACTACCGTGATTGGTGCTACCGGCACTGCTCGCGCTGTGGAACAAGCTGGTGGTGACCCACAGGCATATCAGGAAGTCAAGCAATTGACCGAGATCATGTTTGACGTTGAGCTGCAATTGGTTCGTGCTGATGGTGCTTCTATCAAGTACAGCGGTCAAGCTGCAACTCAAGGCTCCAGCCCTAACAACGGTCGCCGTTTTGGTTCGCTGTATTCTTTTGCTGGCACTCGTTCGGGTAACGACACTGATGGCACTTCCGTGCTGAATATCGCTACTTCTGACGGCAATGATGTTACTTCCGCAACTAACACTAACCAACCGTTCAATGGCTTGCTGCCTAACGCTGGTCTGGGTTACTTCACTTTTGCAAGTGGCGTGACTCTTCAGCAATTTAGCCCGTTCTTGTACAAGCAATTGGTGACCACCGCCGAGCAGCGTTTCAATGCCAAGATTACCAACATGGTAGTCCCAACATCGATGCGTACTCACATCAGTGACATGATGCCAACCAGCCGTACTATCAACCGTTTTAACCCTGCTGACAAGGGCGACACGATTGGTACTTACGAAGGTGATTTCAACTACACCTACCAGATCGATGATTCTTGGGTAATGGATCAAACCGGAGCTGACAACACCTCCGCGCTGTTCCTGAATCCTGATGTCATCCAATGGGGTTCCTTGCGTGAACTTGGCCCAAATAACGAAGTGTTCAGTTCTGCTGACGCATCGTTGGATCAGTACATCATGGAAGGCACATTGATTGTGCGTAACCCTGCTGGTGTTGCTGTGCTTGCTGCAATTAGCCCAACTGGTGCTGCTGTCACGGCTCCCCGTGCCTCCACCCAGTGCCAACGCTACTTGACGTAATCTCAGGGGGGCTAATAACCCCCCTTTTCTAATTTTTTAAAGGAAAAAATCATGCCTACTATGTCTTGGAAACAATACAATTCTTCTTTCGTATCTGATGTCAACACTGGTGACATTACTGGCGTTCTTGGCACTCAAGGCCAAGTTCAATATTTCCCCCGCATTTTGAGCGAATCTGGTATTCCGGTTATGGTTGCTAACAGTGGCACTATTGCTACTAACGGCACTGTGACTTTGGGTACTGCTTTGCCCACAACCTATGCTGCTGCTTTCTGTTACTTTCCAGCTTCTGCTGTGTCAGGTGACTCAACTGGCGGTATCTACTATGTGGTGTTTTCTAGCACTACTGTTGGTGTGGTTTATGCTGGTAAATATGGTGTTGCTAACGGTGTCGGTGCTGTTGCATTTACCCCTGTAATTCCATCTGGAACTTTGGTGGCTGTTACGGGTTCAAATGCTTCTTACACTGGTTCTACCACTGAAACTACGTTGATTAACGTAACGCTGCCTGCTGGTGACTTGGGTAACAATGGTCAAATTGTTGTTATTTCCAATTGGGCTACCAACAACTCGGCTGGTGCTAAAACAGGTACTGTGTATCTTGGTGGAACTGCTGTTGGTACAGCATCTTCATACACCACATCTACTGGTGGTAGTTCTATGAACTCTATCCGTAATCGTGGCGTTTTGAATGTGCAGACTAGCCAATTGATTGGCGGCGCAGCCACTGGCGCTTCTGTTTACACTGCAATTGACACATCTATTGACAAGGCAATCACCATCACTGGTGATTTGGCTACAGCAACGGATAATGTCATTCTTGAAGGCTTCACAATCACGTTGATGCCTAAAGACTAACTTATTGACTAAGTTACTGAAAGGGCTTTGTAAAAGGCTCTTTTGGTAAGGAGTCCATATGGCATTAAATATTAATGATAATGATGATGTAAAAGTTAACGAGGAATACTACACAAAGGGTATTCTTGAGGCTGGTATTGATGGCGTTTTTCGCCACAATGACAAGCTTTTTAATGAGGTCAAATCAGGTACTTGGTCGCAAACCTTTAAAACCCCCAACATTGATTACAAAGTTGGCGCTATCAATGGCAATCGCTATGTCCAGTACGATCAAAAAAATGTAGAAGCTGTGCGTGAGCGATGCAAAGAATTGCGTGAGTTCTACAAGCAAAATGGGACAGATAACCCGTTTTTTGCTGGCACTGCTCACATGATGGAGTTGCCCAAATGCTTTGCCCATGAAATCAGTTCTAAGTGGTTTAACAACCGGCCTTGGGAATTGATAAAGCAAGACAAAAAAGACAAAATGCTCTTTTATGCTATTGTGAATCGGGACTACAGTGATTTCGTTTGCCACCCTAGCGGGAAAATACCTATCCCCTATAATCCTGCTATACCTACCAAATAAGGTTAACCAATGTCTGCTCAATTTATCCAATCTGCTAATTCTTTAGTTAGTCGAATTGCACAATGGGTAGGCGCAATACCATCTGCCTTGAGCATTACGGTAACTAGCGTAGTTGGTAGCACTACAAAAGTTCTGACAACTTCTGCAAACCCAAGCAGCCTAATTCTTCCGGGTGACTTTATTGGTGTAAGCACAATGCTTCCATACACCGCCGTTCTTCAAGTAAGTAGCACTGAGATTACTGTAAGTGATCCAGACGGCATATGGGCCAATCTAAGCCTGCCTGCAACCATTCTGAAGCTGCCTTCTCAGTCTTCAATGGAAATTATGACCAGCATTCAGTTGGCAGAAATGCGAATGCGTGTGATTGAACTTCCAGCGTTGCGTAGTGATCCTTATGATCCTACCCACCCTAGCATTTTGACCACTGATTCACAAGGCATGGCAGAAATCCCTATTGATATGAATTGGCCTATTTTGTTTTTTCAAGATACGCAACCACAAAATCAACCCCCGAATGCTACCAATGTAGGGCCTTGGATTATTTATGACCGTGTTGGTGATCGTGAAATTATTCGCCGCAGAATGATTGATCAGCTTTACATTCGGCCTTTTGGCGTTCCAAGGGTTATTCGTGCTTCTTTTTCGGAAGTTGGTGGACGCTATGTATTTACACCAAATCCAGGCACAAACGTAACTATTAAAGCCTATTACCAACGCGCATTTCCATTCTTGTTTGGCGTTACAGGAGAAGCATTGACTCCAATTGTTCAAACCAATCAAGTTCTTGCTTCATTTCCTGAAGGTTATCTATACGCTACGCTATCTGCGTACTATGACAAAAACAAAAACATAAGCGAATCCCAAAAATGGGATGCTCGTTTTGAGTCTTCATATGGTTTAATTCAAGACCAAAACTTTAAAGACAAATGGCGTGGTGGTGATAGGCATTTAACATCTGAATTCCAGCCGCGCTCTTACAGATATTCTTTTAAGTAGGAACAACTATGACATTCGGCACACTTTACGGTAATGTTTCAGAATCTAATGGTTTGTATGGGATTGGTCAGTTAATTCCTGGCAGCACTTACTTTGAATGGTTTATTTTTAAGGAATCAGTTGGTCAGCCTGCAACCCCAACTGGAGGTTCTTGGAATTTTGACACAAACATTGGAGTTCCTCCTACTGGATGGTCTAGCACATCTCCAAATATTCCTGTAAACCCTGTTTGGTTTTGCATAGCTTTTGTTGATTCTCGCAATCCTACTGTTATTGTTTGGTCAACACCATCCAAAATTACAGCAGGATCGGCTGCTGCTGCCGTAGACATTTCTTTTGCACCAACTGGAACACTTACTTCCACCAATGTGCAATCTGCCATTGCAGAAGTTTTAACAGACTATGCCCTTCAAACAGGTGCAGCCTCTATTGGGTTTACTCCTGTAGGAGCGTTAACTTCTACCAATGTACAAGCTGCTGTTGCAGAAGTTGTTACTGACTTAGCTTTGTCTAGCGGTTCTTCTACTGTTGGCTTTTTGCCAGCAGGTACAGGAGCCGTAGCCACCACAGTACAGACTAAGCTGCGTGAGAGCGTAAGCGTCAAAGACTTTGGCGCTACAGGCAATGGGTCAACTGACGATACCGCAGCTATTCAATTAGCAATAACGTATATTTATTCTTTTGCTACGTCTAGTGGATCTGGAAGACCTCCTGCTTTGTATTTTCCCAAAGGAACTTATTTGATGAGTTCTACCATCACAATGGGAAATATTAATTATGGATGGACTATTTCTCCATATTTTTTCGGTGATGGTACTGGCACTATTATCAAAGTTTCCGCAACAAACGTAAACCCATTTTATTGGCGTGGGCCAGTTCTTGGGCAACCTGGCGCAGGAAACCAATGCCCAGGGCCAACTATTGAAAACATGACTTTTGTTGGGCCAGGGTCTGGGAGTGCAACTTCGTCCAGCATTGCTTTGAACTTTAATACAGTCCAAGGAACTACGTTAATTAACACTAGTTGCTCTGGTTGGTACGTTGGTGAAAACTATGTAGACCATGATGTTATCACTAGGATAAATGCAAGTTGCGACTACAACATTATTGGCATTAACAGTAGTTCCTTAAACAATCTGATTCGTTTAGATCGAATGCAAAACAACGGGGGGACAATTACCCACAATACCACTTATGGTATTTTTTACATGGGTGGGCAAACACCTAGTTTCAACGATGTGTTTTTTAACTCCAATGGAACCAGTTTGCTTTTGTCTAGACAACTAGCATCTGAAAATGTTTACCCTACCGCTGGGCCTGTAATCCAAGGATGTTATTTTGAAGCCGATACAAGCTACACCATGCAATTTGGTGGCGGGGCTGGCATTGTGCGGGATATGTGTATTCTTGGTGGAGCAGTTGCAGGAAACACAGCCGTACCTTTAATTAGGGTTTTAAATTACGCAGATACTACTGGTCGAGGTTTCATCAACATGAACCTTAACAACAGTGGTGCTGGCGGCATTATTGACCAATCATCTTCTGCTGGAAAAATTGCCTATCAAACTTTGGACAATGTAGCAATTGGAAGTGTAACTCCAAGCACTGGTGTGTTTACAACAGTCAGAAGTGGAACTTTTATTAAAAGTGCTGGAATTGGTGCTAGTGTTGATTTGTTGAGCATTGGGACATTTTCTTCCGTTGCTTCTATGAGCATGACAATTATTGCAACTTCTTCAGGCGTAGCCACTGCCCGTTTATACCAAATAATTCTTATGGGTGGCGGTACTGTAACGGGTTCAGATGTTAGTTTTATCACTGAAGTTTATAGTGGTGGAGGCAGTGCATTTTCGTTAGTTGAAACTCTTAATTCTCCAGTAGCAGGAACAAACAAACTTAGCATTAGCAATACAAGCGGTGTTGCTACGACTTACCGAGTAACCTACACAGTAGAAGATTTAACTGGAACCCTTACGTTACTTTAAGGATTAAATCACAAGAGTTTTGCAAATTATGTCTGAATACACCCGACTTCGCACTCCATTTGTAAACATGTCGTTTACTCCTGATGTGCCTAGCAATGCGCTAGGTGCAAATGAGTACAACAACGGGTTGAATGTTGAAGCAGATGTTCGTGGCATCAAGAAGATTGGTGGAGAACAAGCCATTCTGTCTACCATCCCCTACTTTCCTGTATTCATGGAAGGTGGGTTTCGCTCAGGCAGCCAGTTTGGTTACATAGTAGCTACCCGTGATGCATCTAATCTTGGACGGTGGTACTTGGTAACAGACACTACCATCACCAACATCACCCCTGGCTTTTCTGCTAACCCTAATGTAACGCTTACTGGGTACACAGACGATATAAACATCACTACTTCATGGGTAGGTGAAGTGTTTTTTATCAATGATGGTATTAGTGCGCCAATGTACTTTTTGCCGTCTAGAACAGAAATCAATCGTTACGACACTGCTCCTGACAATTACGTCTGGAACTACGATGTAGGAGTCTCTGCTACCACAGCAGGGTTCATGCGTAACTTCTGTTCTCCCAATGTCGGAAACATTCTGATTGCTGGCAACATCAATAAAACGGTTGGTGCTACTACAACCAACTATCCAACCACCATTCGCTGGTCACAAGCATTTGCCGTTACGGGTGTGCCGTCTACTTGGATGCCTACCCTGTCCAACGTAGCCAATGAACAAGAAGTGCCTGTTCGTGGTCAATTGATTGATGGGTTTTTTCTTGGTGGTAACTTCTACATCTGTTCCTATTGGGATACGGTAGTTGTTTCACCCATTGCTTACCAATCCACCACAACGCCTATTTTTGGCATTCGATTGTTCAATCAAGGCCGTGGACTACTGAACAACAACTGCTGGACTAACACCGACACCAATGTGTATGGTGTTGACAGCAGGGATATTTGGATATTTGACGGCAATGCGTTTTCTCCTCTTGGCAATCAACGGGTGCGTGATTATTTCTTTCGCAATTTAAGCCCAACGTATTCCCAGCGTATTTTTATGGTTAACAATACGCAAAAAAACCAAATTGAATTGTACTACCCTGACCTAACCAGTACCGGCTGGTGCAACAAGATGCTGTCATATCGCTATGACCTTCAGATATGGAATGCTCCTAAAGACATTCAGAACGCCTGTATGGGAACTGAAGGGCCAGTGTTTACCAACTCAGCATTCAAGTACGCTTCACGCTGCGTAACCTATGCTCCTGCTGGCGCTCAGAATGCTCAATTGATCCAGACCAACATTGGTAACTCGTTTATCAACAATACAACAATTCCTTGTTTGTTTGAACGTACCAACATGACCCTGTACGACGATAAAGGACAACCCACTCCTTATTCATCCAAGGTATACGTTCACAGGGCATTGCCTGAAGTCTCAGGAACAGGAACCTTGAACATCACTCTTGGTGGTGCTAATTCCACTGCCCAGACTCCTACCTATGGTCAAACAGGCATTGTTAGCATCGTCACTGATAACCCCTGGGTGACTACCCAACAAAACTCAGTTCGTACAGTGTCTGTCAAAATTGAATCTAATGATGCTACTGATGCTTGGAACACAACGGCAATGAACTTCCAAGCAACCGTAGTCCAGGATGCTTTCTAATGCCTTTTTCAATTAGTAATAAAGCAAGCCCATCTGAAATTTCAGACGCTGTAAATTACCTATTGTCGAATTTTGCTCAAGTACAAGCAGTCAATCCTAATAGCGGTCAAATCACTACTGCATCTTATGGGGTAGTAGGGTATCTTTACAAATACCTCAATGTCAAATATGCCGATAGTTTTGATGGTTCAGCCAACTTCAGCAACTCTCCTACCAACCGGTTGTACTATGGTCTGAGAAACAACGACTCAAGCGTTGAATCCACTCTTTACAGTGACTATGTTTGGACTCCAGTAACTGGTGGCTTTGGTACTACTAAGTTCTTTTTTTACGCAACTAGCGGTGGACGGCAAATACAAATTGCTGTTGCCACAACTGCACCTGCAAGTGGTTGGGCGGTTGATACTGGAGCCATAATTGATTTAGACATTGTTACTTTTGTCATGGCAAGTGTCACGTCATTCAGTGCTGGCACTACAGGATTAACTCCTAATACACCCACCCAAGGTGCTGTAGTACTTGCTGGAACATTAGAAGCTGCCAATGGCGGTACTGGGTTGTCCACCATTCCTACCAATGGCAAGTTGCTGATTGGCAATGGCACAGGATATACTCTTAATACGTTGACAAATAGCAATGGCATCACAGTCACCAACTCAGCGGGAAACATTACTGTCGCCAATTCGGGTGTGCTGTCTTTTTCTGGCGGCACTACCGGCCTTACGCCATCAACATCCACCACAGGCGCTGTAACGATTGCAGGCACTTTGGCTATTGCCAATGGTGGAACAAACGGTTCTGCTGCACCTACATCTGGTGCAATTGCATATGGAACAGGTTTAGGTTATGCTTTTACGACTGTAGGAACATCTGGTCAATACTTACAATCTAACGGTTCAAGCACACCTACATGGGCCACCATATCCCCTACAGCGGCATCAAATTTTTTTGATTTTGCAAATTTTGATAATACTTTTACAGATCAATCAACCTATCTTTTGTACCTACAAACTGTAGACATGGGAAGTTTTGCAGTACCAGCAGCGTTTAATATTGAAGCTGGAACATTTTAATAAAGGTTTGTAATGACATTACAAGTACGCCGAGGATTAAGCGCAGATAGAACCACCGTTACTCCGTTGAGTGGTGAGTTTCTATATACGACTGATACAAAACTTGTCTACATCGGAGACGGCACTACAGCGGGGGGTAATTCTGTTGGTGGTGGAGGTGGCGGTTCTGGAACGGTCACTTCTGTTTCTGTGGTGTCTGCCAATGGTTTTGCTGGCACGGTTGCTACATCAACCACAACCCCAGCCATCACTGTCAGCACTAGCATTACGGGCGTTTTGAAAGGCAATGGAACGGCAATTTCTGCTGCTACTGCTGGTACAGATTACCAAGCACCAATTACGCTGACAACTACAGGTACATCTGGCGCATCTACTTTTGTAGGCAATACGCTAAATATTCCGCAATATTCTGGTGGCGGGGGCAGTGGGACGGTTACTTCTGTCGCTGCAACTGTACCTAGCTTTTTGTCAGTAGCTGGCAGTCCTATTACCACTTCAGGCACATTGGCAATTAGCTACTCAGGCACTGCATTGCCGGTGGCTAATGGCGGTACTGGAGTTACAGCGTCTTCTGGTGCAAATAGCGTTGTTTTGCGTGATGCAAACCAAAACATTGCAGCTAATTCTTTTAACGATTCTTATTCAAATATTGCGGCTTCTGGAACGGGAATTACATTAACGGTTTCATCGGCTCGAAGATACACAATTACGGGTTCTGGAGGACAGGTTTTTACCTTACCTGATGCAACCACATTAACAAACGGCTCAATTTTTGAATTTGACAATAACCAAAGTAGCGGTGCAATTACCGTAAACAACAATTCAAGTACATTGATTGTTTCAGTTCCAAGTGGCGCTATTGTTCGGATTGATTTGTTATCTAACGCAAGTGCTGCTGGTTCTTGGGATAAACATAGTCTAACCCCATCAAACGTGTCTTGGTCTACCAATACGTTGGACTACCCCGGCTCCATTACTTCTGCTACATGGAATGGCGTGGCTGTTGCTATTAACCGTGGTGGTACGGGACAGACTACGCAAGCTGCGGCTATTACTGCATTGGCTGGCACACAAGCATCAGGGCAGTATTTACGTTCCGATGGAACCAATACTTTGCTGTCTGCTATTCAAGCAGCCGATGTTCCTACGCTTAATCAGAACACCACAGGAACTGCTGCGAACGTAACAGGCACTGTTGCCATAGCTAATGGTGGTTCTGGACAAACCACCGCACAACTTGCAATGAATGCATTTGCTGGTGCTGTTACTAGTGGATCGTATTTGCGTGGTAATGGTACAAACGTAGTCATGGCAACCATCCAAGCGGGTGATGTGCCAACTTTGAATCAGAACACTACCGGCAACGCAGCTACAGCCACATCAGCAACAACTGCTACCAATCTTGCTGGTGGCGTTAATTTACAAATACCATACAACACTGGTTCTGGAACAACTTCGTTTATTGCTGCTCCCATTGTTAGTAGCACATATCTGCAATACAACGGCACAGGATTTTCTTGGGCATCTGCTTCTGGATTAGGAACTGTTACTTCTGTGGCGGCATCTGTGCCATCATTTTTGTCAATTAGCGGTAGTCCAATTACCACTGCTGGCACTTTGGCAATCTCTTATTCTGGCACTGCTCTTCCTATTGCCAATGGCGGTACAGCGTTAACGACTACTCCAACCAATGGGCAATTGTTGATTGGAAATGGTACAAATTACACCTTGTCTACTTTGACAGCAGGTTCAAACATTACCATTACAAATACAAGTGGCGCAATTACAATTGCATCAACTGGTGGCGGTAGCGGCATTACAACTGGTAAATCCATTGCAATGGCAATGATTTTTGGCTTTTAAGGAAACAACATGGCAAATCCAAATATTGTTAACGTCACTTCTATTCTTGGAAGTACGTCTTATCTTGTCCCTACAACCACTTCAGCCACTACTTGGACTGCTTTGACACCAGCGGTTGGTACTGTCAATAAAATTAACAGTATGGTCGCTGCCAACGTGACGGGTACTGCTGCCGCTATTACTGTTTCTATTAACAGCGCAACGGGCGGCGGCGGTACAGCGTATCGTTTGACTTATCAAACTATTGTTCCGGCTAATGCATCTTTGTTGGTTATTGATAAAAGCACCATGATTTATGTTGGTGAAGCGCAATCCATTGTGGTGACATCAGGTACAACTAATTCAATCGAAATGGTTGCTTCGTTTGAAGCTATTACATAATGAATACTTTCAAAGGTTCTATTCGGTCTGCTACGGCAGCCGCTAATAGTTCTGTTGCGGCATTGGGAAAATGGACGCTTACCGAACATATGCAAGGTCGGCAATCTGGTTTATGGCCTGGATATATCACGCCTACAGTAGATTATTTGGTTATTGCCGGCGGTGGTGGAGGAGGCGGTAAAAATACTGGCGGCGGTGGTGGTGCTGGCGGTTTTAAAACTGCAACTAGTTACTCAATTGTTGGAAACACGGCCTACACCATTACCGTGGGTGCTGGCGGCTCTGGAGGCACAAGCCCCTCGCAATCACGTGGCGCAAATGGCGGCAATTCTGTTTTTGACACTATCACTTCTACTGGTGGCGGTGGTGGCGCACAAGGCGTTCCACCCAATGCTCCCAGCGCTTCATTGAATGGCTCTAGTGGCGGTTCAGGTGGTGGCGGTGGTGGAACTGACTCCGGTGGTGGTGGTACTGGAGGTGCTGGAACTTCTGGACAAGGATTTGCTGGCGGTAATGGTGCAAACGGCGCTAATGCTGGCGGCGGTGGTGGTTCTAGTGCTGTAGGCACTAATGCATCTAGTACTGGAGGCGGCGGCGGCGCAGGAACTGCTTCATCTTATTCTGGCTCTTCAGTAACCTATGCTGGTGGCGGTGGAGGTGGCGCTAACTCTTCTGGAAATCAAGGATCAGGCGCTGCTGGTGGCGGTAATGGAGGATCAGGAAACCCAGCCTCTGCTGCAACTTCTGCCTCTGCCAATTCGGGATCAGGTGGCGGTGGTGCAGGTGGATTTGAAACTATTTTGTCTGGTGGCGCTGGAGGATCGGGAGTAGTAATTATTCGGTATTCTGATGCTTACTCTGCGGCAGCGTCAACCACAGGCTCTCCGACCATCACAACGTCAGGCGGATACAGAATTTACCAATTTACCGGCAACGGAACAATTACATTTTAATCATGGCACATTTTGCAAAACTTGATGAAAACAATGTAGTTATTGAGGTGCATTGTGTCCATAACAACGAATTGCTAGTCAATGGCGTAGAGTCAGAAGCGCAAGGCGTTGCGTTTTTGGTGATGTGGAGTGGAGGCTATCCTTTTTGGAAGCAGACATCCTACAACGGCACAATTCGCAAAAACTACGCTGGCATCGGTTACACCTATGATTCGCAGCGTGATGCTTTTATTGCTCCCAAGCCATACGCAAGCTGGACGTTAGATGAAAATAGTTGTGTATGGCAACCTTCAATACCAATGCCTACTGATAACAAAATTTACAGTTGGGATGAATCTACCATGTCATGGATAGAATTAATTTAAAGGTTAATTATGGGAAGTTTTTCTTCATCAATCAGTCAAGACCCAAGTATTCAAAATAGCGGCAAAATTGGCGGCAGTCCTAATTTGGATCAGGCTTTGAGTTCTATTATGAACCCACCTAAGCAAATGCCACAAGCTTATCAAGGCACTGTAGGGTTGCCAGACGGCACAGGAGTTAATGGAGCCCTTACAATGTCAGCTACTTCTGGACAACCCCAAATGGGTCAACCAAATACTTTTTCAAACACACCTCCAGTACGCGATAATACTGCCGGTGGTAAAGGCAAAGGAGCGTAATCATGGGCATGAGTAGCGGAAAATCCTCAGGACAACAAAGCACAACGGTTCAATTGACTCCTGAACAACAAGATACGCTTCGAATTCAAAATGAAGCGTTAAAAAACACGTTTCTTCCTGCTTACAAAAGTACAGTAACTGGCGCAAAAGACATATACAACCAAGTAGCACCTGCCGCTACTAGTGCAGCAGATTATGCTTCTAACGTAGCTGGAGCCGCTGGTGGCTTGCAAGGTATGTTAGGTACTGGAGCGTTAACATCAGGCGTTTCTGGTCTTCAATCTTTGTTTGATCCTAATTACGAAAAAAATCAAATCAATGCTGCACTGCAAGCTGGACGGGAAGATATTCGTGAACAAGTGGGATCACAAAATGCCATGTTTGGTGGTGCAGGTGGTGCTGGTGGTGCAAGGGCTGCTTTGGCTCGTGAAAACTTAACCCAACTTGGTCAACAACGTCAAGCTACTGCTGCTGCTGAAGCGCAAGCTAAAGTACAAGCCAATAAAGCCGCTGCTGCCCAACAACTAGCTACCATTGGTGGTGCTGGTCTTGGTGCTGCTCAACAATCTGCTGCTGCTCGTATTGGTTACGCTGGAGTGCCACAAGACATTTACAACAAGTACGCATCGATTGTGTACGGTGTTCCTCAAGCATCTACTGTATCCAATTTTGCTGGTACTCAAGGTCAAAATCAAACCGGAAGCAGCAAAAGTTCTGGCAGTTCTTTCAAATTTTAGAGGTGACCTATGGCTACTAGTTCTTTTGGAGGTCTTGGTTTAGGCGAACTTGGCTCTGAAAAAAAATATTTTGCCAATCCTGAAAAAGCGCCTGGAATTTTGCAAGCTGCTGTTAATATTCCCAAAACATATATAGCAAAAACATTAGCTGATCCTATAGTTTCTTGGTTTGAAAAAACCTTTGGTGATGCTCCAGAAGGTAGTGCGGTTCCTCCTTCTATGCAACCTGTAGGAGTAGACCCTCGCGTTAATCCTTATGTGCTTCAAAATCAATACAATATGTATAACAATCCTAATGCTGTGTTACCAGAAACTATTGATGACCCTGCTCATACAAAAAGCAATCCCTGGATGTAAAAAGGAATTATTATGGCTGAAGTAGCAGAAAAACCGCTTTTACAAAGAATACTGCAAAATTTTCAAGGTATTCCGTTAAATGAATCAACGCCTATAGCGGGTGCTGTTGCTCCTATTAGTCCACGGCAAGTGACACCAGCAGACATGGGTGCGGTAGAGTCACCTAAAATGCCTAGTGGTATTGATATCAATCAACCGGGTGCTGACGCAGTAGGCAAATTTTCATTAGCACAACGAACATCATTAAACCCTTTTCCTACTGAAAATTCATTAGGCAGATTGGCGGTTACAACCAAAGATGTTGGTGCATCGACTCTTGGACAATTTCAAGGTGCATATTTACCTGTCATCATTACTGAGGCAGAACGAAACGCTGCCGAATCTGCACATCAAGACAACAATTCAAAAGGATTTTTACAAATTGCTGCTAACACTAGCAATTCTGCTGTAGCAGATGCAGCTTTGCTTAGAGCAAAAAATCAACAAAAAGGTGAAGTTAAATACGCTGATACATTTGGAAAAGTAGATGCTAAAGGTGGAATACAGACTCAAGATGGTCGTATTGAATACGCTAAGTTATGGCAAAACCGTGATAACACGCCCGATTGGAGAAATGCTGCTATTCAATATGTAATGGGAAATGACAAAGCTGCTAAAAAATATTTAAGCGGTGGTGAAGTCAATGACAAAGTGCAAATTGATACCAGTACAGGTGATGCCATCAAGTATGGGGTTGATGAAAATGGTGATTACCATTGGGCTGTTAATTTAAAAACTGGCAAACAACTGAGTCCTGAAGAATTTCAGCCAATAGTAGGACGCTTGGGTACGTTGGAACAAACATCCACTTATCTTGTTGACAAAGCCAATGCTCAAGATTGGGCCAAACAATTTAATGCTGATTATGCAGATGCCAAACAAAAAGGCGTAGCAGCTTCTGGTCTGCAAACAATGTATGAAATGCAGGATAACAACATTACTGGATTGAAAGACATTAGTCCAGCTTTGGCTTCTGAAATTTTGCGTTATTCTGGTACAAGCATTGGACAATCTCTTTCTCAATCTAGATCTGCTGAAGCTTTTACTCAAAAGGCACAAGCAGCAGGATTAAAAGAAGGTCAACAAGTTTCTGCTGAATTGGCTGCTGGATTTGAAGCTGCTTTTCCTAAAATTGCTGGAGCTACATTTAATGGTAAAGGTCAATTTACCGCAACAGATGGCAGCACTTTTAGTATTGATACCTTAAATCAAGGTAGAGCATCTGCTAATACAACCGCAGAAACAGACAAGCGTTTGACTGCTAGTGCAGAAAGCATCATGCGAGATGAAAAAATTCAAGCATTGCTCAAGCAAGACCCTACTGGTGTATTGGCAAAACGCTTTACTGCTGCTTTGGATATGGCTAAATCAATTGCGTTACAGGAATCTAAAATTGGAAGCAATGCGTTTAATCTTCCTCCTATTGGATTTGGCGTAACAGATGAATATGCTCGTGGACGCATTCAAGCACAACAAGGAATTTTCAATCAGAAAGCCAATACTGCATATGCACAATATGTAGAAGACATGTCTAAAAAACTAGGATCAAAAAATCCTCCTAGACCAGGAGATTTGATGGCAGGCTTTACTGCCTCTCCTGAATACAAAACCTTGTTAACAGAATACAAAGATAAAGCTAACACTATTATTCAAGAACGTGGGCAATTTGCTCCTTTACCAGCAGCAGACACTTTACTCAATGCTAATCCAAACATGGCAACGCCTGTTCCTAAAGCATCTTTGGCTACAGAATTAGGAAGTGGAGCAATTACAGAAGCCCCTGTTTTGCCAGGAAAAGCACCTAAAGGCGGTGCTGCTCCTCCTGCACCAGCACCTGCTGCAACACCTGCTCCTGTTCCAGCACCTACTCCAGCAACAGTATTAGCTGTTCCTAAAGCGGGGGATATAAAAGCGCACGAAGGTAAACGATACAAATTTAAAGGTGGCGATCCCAACAACAAATCCAATTGGACGGAGGTAAAGTAACATGGCTGCTCCTTGGGACGAAAAATACGAAAAAGCACCTGCTGCTCCCGCTAAATCTGCTCCTCCTCCAGAGGCGGCTCCTGCACCTGCTGTAGCGGCTCCTGCACCTGCTGTAGCGGCTTCTGCGCCTGTTGTTGCACCTACTCCTTCAACTCCAGCGGCTTTATGGGCAGCCCGTAAAAACGCAGGAAAAACGCCTGTTCAAGTTGTTAAAGAAAATATGGGTGAAGCGGGTAATGCTGTTGTTGATGCTGGCAAAAATGCAACTCAAGAAGGTGAAGATTTTTTAACAAGGCATCCAGAGCTTTATCTTATTCCAGCAGCATATGCCGCTAATAAGGTCGCAGAAAAAACTGGTTTGTACGACACTCTTGCTAACAAGATTAAAGGCTCCAGCGGCCCTGTGCCTACTACTCCAGGTGAAGCATTGCCACTATCACCTGATCCGAACAATGTTTGGGACATTCATAATGAACCAGCAATGTTTGCCAATGAACAAGCACCTGTTAACACCAAATTGCAAGAACTGCAAGCTAGAGCAGCAATGGAATTGCCTAAACCAACTCCTAGTTCTACACCCAATTCCACTGCCACTCAAGCAGTTGCAGACACTGTATCCAATTTAATTGCCACAGAAGGTGCGCCTGTAACTAATGCTGCTCCTGCTCCTGAAGGGATAAAAGCTGCTTGGGCGCCTCCTACAGCAGAAGTGATTAACAAGCCATCCATGTTGCCATCTGGCTCAACATTAGCACCTATTTCTGCCCCGTCTACTGATATCTCTGCTGCTGCTGCAACGCCCAAAAGGCGTGGACCAGCACCGGCTGAACCTGTGGGCAACTATCCTAAAAAAACCACGTTTAAAACAGCAGCCGAAATTCCTGAAGGGTTTGTATTTAGGCCTGATGTTGGTAATTTGGATCGTTCCATGTACAACATTCTTGGACCAGAACATCGTCAACAAGCCAAAGAATTTTTAACTGGCGGTAAAATGTTTGGTCAATCGGCAGATGTAAATGCTGATGTTTCTAAATTGACCAATCAATACTTTCAGCGTTTGCAATCCGAAATACCTGAAACTATTTTGGGCCGTGATGCTCGCAAACTACAAAACGTGCCTTCAGACTTTGGTGTGTATGGCGGTAAAGGTGGGTTTGGCAAAGCGGCAAAAGTAGCTGGTGTAGCAGGAACTTTGTTTGCTGCTGCTGATCTTGCAAATGCTGCTCAAAAGCGTGATGTGGGTCAAGCTTTGGAAGTAGGTGCTGGTTTCTTACCGCCTTTCTTGCAAGCCTTAACTTACGCCAAAGGTGCTGGAGAAGGTGAGACAGCAGAACTGGATCGTCAACGTAGAATGCAAGCCTATGCTTTACAAGCTGGCAGAGGTGTTGCCCAAGGATATGATCCACGGCGACTTGTTGGTGTTGCTCCCCCTACGAGGTAATCATGGAATATCAAGCAATGTTTAACTTTGTCGGTGGCGTTCTTCTTGTCGCCATTGGCTGGTGGTGTAAAGAAATTTGGGATTCAGTCAAGACCCTGAAGGCAGACATCAAAGCTATTGAGATAGACCTACCAAAGCATTACGTCAGCAAAGCGGACATTGAAAGCCGCTTAGACAAGATTGATGCCACCTTGGAGCGTTTATTTAACCGGCTGGATGCGAAAGCTGACAAATGAAATGCGCTGGTTACTTCTTTTTGTGTGTGCCAGTTTGGTGTATGGCGCTACACAAAAGCGGGAATGTAGTGTCAGTGAGTTTGTAAACATTGCTTACTCCAACCATGACCCTAAAGAGCGCATGGACAGAATTTGGGGTTGGCTTGAAGAATCAGGGCCGGTATGTAGTAAAGAGCAGTTGGCCCTTATTTACGCCAACTTGGGTAACGTACTGGGTAACGCTGATAGCGTAAAGGTTCGCTCAAAAATTGAGCAGTTATATCAAAGGGCATCAAAATGAATGAGTCTTGGTTAGCAAAAAACATTCAGCCGGTAACGGTAGTGTTCCTGCTATTTTCTTATTTCCTGTTTGCCATGCTCTCTGTTTTTGAGTTGGAGACACGGGGCGCTTATGTTGACCTGCTTGGGCAAGCCATGATTATTGTGATTACAGCCATCTTTGCCGGGAAGACCGCTGAAAAGATTGTTGACATTCGTACAAAAGGAACCTCAAATGGCACTTGATCCTGTATCCGCGCTCTTAGAAATTGGTGGCAAGGTTATGGACAGGCTGTGGCCTGATCCCGTGCAAGCCGCTGCTGCCAAAATGGAACTGTTCAAACTGCAACAGTCTGGTGAACTATCCATTATTGCCGGACAGTTGGAAATTAATAAAGTTGAAGCTGCTAACCCCAGCATTTTTGTATCAGGCTGGCGACCAGCTATTGGCTGGGTATGCGGTTCTGGGTTTGCTGTTCAGTTTGTTATCGGGCCACTAGCTGAATGGGGTAGTGCGCTGTACGGAAATCCCGTCAAGTTCCCTAGTATGGACATGGGAACCATGATGCCGCTCATGCTTGGAATGCTTGGTTTGTCTGGTATGCGTACTGCTGAGAAAATCAACGGGGTGGCAGCAAAATGAACCTTTTCGTTCCCATTCTGTACATCTGCCTGAACAGTCATTGTGAATTCTTGCAGCAGCTTGCTGTATATCCCGATGAGGAAGAATGCAGACAGGTCGTGATGGTGAAAAAAGAATGGTACGAGAAAACCACTGCTGCCACAGTTGAAGTTACTTGCATTACTGTCCCGGCTAGGGTAATGGAAAATGATGTAAAGCCAAAACGCAAAGAAAAAGCATGATTAATTCTCGCAGCCTTGATGATTTAGCACCCCCCGTTAAGCAACGCGCACAAGCCTTTGTAGAGGCCGCCAAGGCAAAGGGCATAGACCTACTGGTTACCTCTACCTATCGGGATCATGAGAGCCAGAACGCGCTGTACGCTCAAGGCCGAACAACACCCGGCAACATAGTGACCCGAGCCAAAGCAGGGCAGTCATGGCACAACCACCGCTGCGCCTTAGATGTTGTTCCATTGGTCAACGGGAAGGCTGTGTGGGATGATCAAGCCGTATGGAAACAGATTGGTGAGATTGGCAAATCATGCGGCCTAGAATGGGCTGGTGATTGGAAGACATTTAAAGAATACCCGCACTTCCAATACACAGGCGGTTTAACAATGGCGCAACTTCAATCTGGCGCAGTGATTGCATGATTTTGCAATAGACCTGTGCTAGATTCCGCGCAATTTTGCGGAGTCCTTATGCAGCCTAAAGTTTCGCGTGAAGAATTTAAAGAGGCTTGGAGCCGTTATGGTTCTGTAGCCAAAGTTGCTCAATTTCTAAGAATGGAAGAACGTGCCGTCCACCGTAGACGGCGCAGAATTGAAGCAGATGAAAACCAGCCTCTTGTTGCTGTGCATCCAAACACAAATCTGTACTCATTGATTCAACCAGCCAAAACATCAATCAATAAAATTGAACTTGGCATGCTTGACCAGACCGTAATTGTCTTTTCTGATGCTCATTTTTGGCCCAATGAATACACGACAGCATATCGTGGTCTTTTGTGGGCAATCAAAGAATTAAAGCCCCATGCCGTCATTGCTAATGGTGATTGTTTTGACGGGGCATCTATCAGCCGCCATGATCCTTTAGGTTGGACAAAGACACCTTCCGTGATAGAAGAATTAAAGGCGGTACAAACGCATCTTGGCGAGATTGAGGAAACAGCCAAAGCAGCACGGCACAATTGCAAGCTGCTATATACATGGGGTAATCACGATACCCGCTTTGCCAACAAACTGGTTAGTCAGGCTCCCCAGTACAGGGAAGTGCAAGGGTTTAAATTAGAAGACCATCTACCAGCATGGGAATTTGCATGGTCTGTTTGGCCTACACCTAATTGCATTATCAAGCACCGTTATAAGTCTGGGGTTCATGCAACCCACAACAATACCGTAGGGGCTGGAATTAATATTGTTACTGGTCACCTTCATTCGTTAAAGGTAACTCCATATGCAGATTACAACGGTAATCGTTATGGTGTAGATACTGGGACTTTGGCAGAACCTTATGGGCCACAGTTTGATTACGGAGAAGGAAACCCATTAAACCACAGGTCTGGGTTTGCCGTGTTGACATTCAAGGGTGGTAAGCTTTTGTGGCCTGAGTTAGTTCACAAATGGAGCGATACTCAGGTTGAGTTTCGAGGACAAGTTATCAACCTTTAGGAGTTTCTTATGTTTAATTTTTTTGTGTATATTGGTGAAGTCGCAGAAGTAGAAAACGATGACTCGTTTTTCGAAAATTTCGAAGAAGGCGAAGAGTATGTCTACGACGAAGACTATGAGTGCTACTGCTGGTACGACGAAATGTACGATGCTTGGTACTGGTTGAACGAAGATACCGGCGAATGGCTCTTGGTCGAAGAAGACGACGAAGACGAAAAAATCTGCTGGGAAGAAGACGAGGCTGCTTAATCCGGGTAGATCATAGCCAATGCGTCTTGAACAGACGCTTGGATTTTGGACACGACTTGCTCAAAAGGTAAGTCGTGTTTTCTATGTTGGCGCAGTGTTTCGTTTATTTCATGAAGCGTCTGCCAAGCATACCCTGAGTGGATAGCTTTGATGGCCTCTTCTTCGTCATTGAATGTGGCGTTGATTTTCATATTCATTCCTTTTGTTTCCTTGGTTTAGGGCAATCTTCTGGGACTTTTACAATGCACCATATTGCTTCAGGTGGTTTCTGGTGTTTCCCAAACATCCACCGATCAATGTAGCAATCCACCATTTTTTTTAAAGTAGGACGGGCTACTCTTTCTGAGATGCCTGTTTTCCTACAAATAGCACCGATAGACAGTCCTTCTGGGAATTGATGCAATAGTTCCCGAATGACAGGTGCTTTTGGTTGATAGCGTTTGTTTTCCACAATCATTTATGTTTGCTCTTCTTTAACTTCCACTTCTTCAGTTGCGCCAATGTGGTAGACATTTCCTTCCTCATCTGTACATACACTGTACATGCCGTCGATGTGGTGAAACTTTAGTTCCAATCCATCTTTAAGTACGATTGTGCTATTTTTTGGTACGTTATATAGCTTCACTTTTGACCGCCATTTCGTTTAATACAATTTCTACTTCGGCCTGGGCTGCCATTCCATCCTCATACCCACGCGAATAAGAGTTTTGCTCCATTGCAATAAGTTGATTGATTAGGCGCTGCTGTATCTCGCAGATGCGCGTCAGGCTGTCCAATGCTAAATCACGTTTGCTCATGTGTTTAACTCCTTGATTTTTCTTTCAATTTTTTTGCATAACCACTCATCGTAGTCACCGTTGTATTGGCAAATGCTGTCAATGGTTTCTCTTATGTCAGCATCTGATAACCAAATCCACAGGCGCTCCTGCACTGGCAGGGGTGGGGTGTACTCGCAAAGCTGAACAGCCCGATAGGGTGCATGAAGCGGCCAGTCTTGCTCGGCTAACTTGGCGTTTTGCTTTGCATCATCTTCATCGGCGCACAATGTCGCCATGCCAGTAGTACCAATGCAATACCAGCGCGGCTCCTGCACTGGCAAGAGTGGCTGTGCTGCGCTTTTATCTGTTTCCATGCGGGTTCTCCAAATCGTTAAACCAGTCGCCCATCGTGTATTCTTTTTTCTCCACCGGCTCCCGCACTGGCTTGTCCAGCAGCGTGTACCGGCTCATATGAACTTCCGCAACCCGCGCCACAGGCTCCTGCACTGGCTGTGCTGGCAGGGGTGGGGTGGTGTACAAGGCTTGCAAGTCATCCCACGCTTTTGTTTCGTAGTAAATACGCATCCCATTCTCATAACGGAACCACGCCACAGGCTCCTGCACTAGCTGTGCCAATGCTGCTTTGATGGCGGTGATGGCTTTGCTTTTCCTATCCCAAAACTCCATCGTGTCATTGTCAGTCTGTGATTCTTCCAACGCCTCAAGCGCCAGCTTCAATGCTTCACGTTCCATTGTTCTTCTCCTTCAGCAACTGCTCAACGGCGCGGGCAAATTCCATCCAGTCAAGCGATTCCTTGTACCAAAGGTCAGCCAGTTCATCATCCGTCAGCCCTACCCACGGGTGCTGTGGCGCGGGTGGTGCGTTGCAGATTTCGCATTGCTCCCCGCGCAACCAACCATGATGACACCGCCAGTTATTTTTGCGCCATTCATCTTCGTTCCACGGCTCCTGCTTGTCCGCAGCCATAGTCCTCTTAGCTGGAAACCCACCGCCCTGCCGCCGGGCAATGTCGTCGAACGCTTCGTCTTCTTCAGTCTTCATATCAAACTCCATATGGTTATGCCAATGCCACCTACTACGAACAACACAGTCAGTATGGTGACCGCAACAAAAACAAAACTGAAAATCATGTCCTCGGTTTCGTCTTCGTCTTTCATTTTTTTGCCTCTTTTTCTTTTTTTCTTTTCAGATAAAACTTACGGGCATATTCCCGTTGTTTTGCTTTACGCAATTCAATCAATGCCTTATCAGCCAAAGGTGATGGTGGTGCTGACAAATGGTTGATCCTGTCTGTTAGCCTGTACACCTGTTGTTCCAACAACGCGATACGAGAAAATACATTCCAATTACTCATGCTTGCTCCTTTAGTTCATCCAATGTAATAGTCAATCGTTCGATTCGGTCAATGTTGTATTGCACTACGCTTCTTGCGTAGTCTTGTGCGCTCTCAGCTTCCAATTTAGACCGATGCGCTTCTACCAACTCTTTGACCACCAATTCAATCAGGGTAGGCGTTTGTAGAAGTTTTTTGATTGTTGCAATCATTTGCACTCCTTCGTAAACGATGAAACCCATATGCCGCATTCAGGTTGATAGGTGGCATACCCTAATAAAAACCCTGCTGCAATGATGCTGGCACATAAGCCAACAAGTGCAAAAAAATCAAGAACCATTTTCATTGTTATGCCTTTCAATAATATTTTCTAACTCTTTAATTCGTTCTTTTTGCAAAAGATAAACAGCCCACAAGTCTGCTGCAAATTTGGACAAGTTTTCTATTGACCATGTAGCAAAATCGTAGGCTGGCTTCATTCTTTGACAAACACGCCATTGGGCAACAAAGTCCCTTTGCGGTCTTTAATTTCTTGGTATGCAGCTTCCATGCATCCAACTAAATTAATGTCCAGCAAAGCACAGTAAACAATCAAACACACCATCACATCACCTACACCATCAATAATGGCTGGACCATCTTGTTTGATAGTGGCATCTGCTAATTCACCCAACTCACTTACAGCTTTCAGTAACTGGGTCTGGGAATTGGAATTTGGAATAATCTGACGGGCTTCTGCCCATCTGATGATGTCCAGTTCCACAATTGCATAAGTTGACATTTGTTCTCCAAAAAATTAAGGGAGGGGGTACTCGCTGCACTGGTTGATCTGTGCTAATAACGGCGCACTCCAGCATCCGCTTTCCCCCCAAAAATCAAAAGAAATCGTCTAGATCGTCTACCTTGGTCTTGCGGGTAGGCTGGCTACTCTGCCTTACCTGCTCTTGCTTTGGACGCACAGAGATGCTGTAGAAGGGCGTACCGGCCTTGCTGGTCTTCTTCCATGCACTGATCCAGTAGTCTTTCCCATCCACATTAAGGGAGCCGTTTAGGTCTGGGTGTTTTTCCTCTTCTTTTTTGTCATTTTTGAAGAGGTTGCCCCGGTTGGTGTTGTCGTATTCCATTTAACTTCTTTCGATAGTAGGTTCAAGTTTTTCTTTGTACGCTTTTATTGCAGAGCGCACCTTAGTGTCTGGTTTCAGTATTGCCCATACTGCTAACCGAACTTCGTTGTCGGCAATGGATTCCCATTCCCCGTACATTCCTGCTTCATCACCCTTAGCATGTAAATCCCGAATAGCATCGGCAATCTTGTCTTCTAAGGATGGTTCCGCTTTGGTGTCAGATTCAGGAAGGTCTTCACCGGCATAGATGTACAGACCCAACCCATGCAGACTAAGCGCCTTAGTCATGCACCGCATGATGGCTGTATTGACTGCAAATGCGTCACATTCCACCCGATACTCTTTGCCATACTTATTGACTGCGGTGTACCCAGCAAGGGGGATTGCTTTGTTGGACGAATCCATCACTGGCAACTGACACATCATGGGCTTGTTAAACATGGTCACAGTCACAAACACCATTGCTGTGCCGTTTATCTCCATGTAGCATTTGTCTCCATGTGCGCCAAACATTTCTATATGAAAAGTGGCTTGAGGATCTGCCTTGAGTGCTTCAGCCCATGCCCAGGCCCATGACAGGTAGGTCAACCCACCTTTCTTTTCGGTGTGTCCGTTGACATTGAGTTTTAGCAGCGTATTAACGTCCATACATTTTCTCCTGATGTTCTGATTGCCATTGAGCAAATTCAATTTCGCCTTCGATTACTTCTTTCTGATCCTGAATGTCTAGGTCTTGGAATGGCACAAAATGGTTTTCATGGCAGCACTGCCACTTGTTACCTTTTTGCTCCAAGCAATAGCAGCAGTAATCAATGTCGTGGAATTCTTCTTGATACTGTTCAAATAGTGATTTCATTTCAATTCTCCATGCGATTGTTAATTTGCTCTTCAATAAATTGGATAGTGCTGGGAGGCAGGATGTCCCAAAACTCTACGCCAGCGTGTTTGATGCTGACAATGGTGGCAAAGGTGTTGTCCTTGGAATCCATCCAATCAACATCACATTCCACTTCAAAGGTAGCGCCTTCGTATGTGTAGTCGGTAATCACAGGATAACCTTCAACTCTTCTGTGGATTCTTGGTCGTCATTGTCGGCAAAGCACACAACAGTTACCTCTGTGCCATCTTTTATCGTGATGGTGAAAGTGCGGGCAGAGCACCTGCCGAGGTTGCGGATTTCTCCCAGTTCAATTTTTGTAACACGCATCAAAGTAAGTTCCATTTTGTGTCCTTTAAGGTTGCTGCTCGATTGCAGTGAGACGGATCGTAAACGAGTTCCACCAACTTTCTTCTAGGGGTTTTCACCTAGTGACTGCATATTTTTTTTGATGTAAGGTCTAAGGATGAAACCTCAAAACATCGAAACAGAACTAGCCTACGAACTCCTTTGCTTGGCATCGGATCGTATCGAATCACACCTGGATTCAGAGGACTTGGAGCCAGCAATTGTGGCCTCTCTAGTCACTGCAATTGAGATAGCTACCGGGAGAAAGCTGAAGCCTATTTACGAACTTTTTAAGGAGAAAACATGAGAGTAAGACTACGATTTAACCCAAGGGAAATGTGGGTTGTGGAAAGCAAGCATTGGTATGAATTGAAATGGACTTTTCATGACATGTTTGGAGGCGACAACTCCTATACACGCGCCTATTTGTATGCAAGAACATTGAAACGTCCACACATTGAGGAGATAGCATGAACATCATTGAATTAGCAAAGCAAGCGGGGTTTGAGAGGTTGGGACATGATGATGACGATTGGGTTTGCTACCCAGAAGAAATTGAAGCCTTTGCCGAGTTGATAGCCGCACATGAGCGCGAAGCAATTACAGAGGAATATTGGAGCGCTATTTTTTCCGACTTAGAGCATGGCGTGAAGTGCTTGAACATACAAGCCGCTAAAGACTTTAACAAAACAATGCCAGAACTACGTAAGTTTGGCGCATGGCTTAACGAAAGAGGTGAAAAATGAACCGCTATGACATTGAACGCATTGCCTACCGCAGTGGCCTTCTTTCTTTAGATGACAGCCTGGCTCGCAGAACTGCTTTCTTGACCACTTTTGAGACTAATCTGAAACGGGAAATTGAAGACGAAAAGGACGATGAAATACGCCGCCAAGATCGTTTTGATAGCTGGGAAGATTGATGCACTACTACCAGTTCAACATCGGTGACTACATGAGTCACACACGCAATTTGAGCCTGTTGGAAGACCTTGCCTATCGGCGTTTATTGGATGAATACTACCTTCACGAACAGCCGTTGAACAGCGGTATAACGTCCGTTGCACGGCAGATAGGCATGCGTGAACATGAGGACATTGTTCAGTACATTCTGGAGTCTTTTTTTATGCTGAAAGAAGATGGAAGTGGCTGGACAAATGCCCGTTGTGATCGTGAAATCGATCAATATAGAGCGCGTCTCTCCAATGCAAGCAAGGCGGGTAAGGCATCTGCTGAACGCCGGTCTAACGCCCGTTCAACACCCGTGCAACTAAACAAGAAACAAGAAACAAGAAATAACAATAGGGTCGAAGCACCTGACGGTGTGTCTCCAAAGGTGTGGGAGTCCTTTGTTAATGCAAGAAAAGCCAAGAAAGCACCCATCACTGAATTGGTCATTGCTGACATCAAGAAACAGGCAGCATTGGCTGGTTGGACGTTGGATGCCGCTTTGACCGAAACCGTTATCAGGGGCTGGAGAAGCTTTAAGGCCGAATGGGTGACCAAGGCTGCACCTGTGACCGGCAACAGACTGGCGGGTGCGATATGAAGGGCCATGATGGAATCATCAAGATGCGTATGCAAGGCTACAAGCCGTCTGCGATATGGCTCCTTGACTACCCCTGTTCAACAGCATGGGAAGAGTTCCAAGACGATCCTGTGGTCTGTGTCCACAATGACAACTTGAATACACTTGATTTAAGATACACTGTGGGCCTAGATGTCCACATCAGCAGCTACAGCGTGGATCGGGCCAAGACGCTCTTGGATTTATGCATAAAGCACTCAGCAAGCAAAGTAATTGCCTGTTGTGATAATTGGATTGACTGGCATGGCTGAAATACTGAGCGACACGATTGACTTCCGACTGTACCTACGGGAGACAGATGCAAAGACTAAGGTCAAAAAGGCATCCGACTACGTTGGGGTGATCAAAAGCCGACTACGGGAAAAGGTCAAACAGCATGTGACCTACTTGCCGTGGACGAAGACCAACGAGAACTTTGAGTTTCGCAAGGGTGAAGTAACCCTGTGGTCAGGACAGAACGGTCATGGTAAGTCCTTGATGACCTCCCAGGTGGCGCTGAGCCTCATTGGGCAGGGCGAGAAGGTATGTGTAGCCTCTTTTGAGATGAAACCCGCCACAACCCTACAGCGTATGGCCCGTATGTGGATTGGTTGTAATCCGTTCTCGGTTGAGTTTCAGGGGAATGACGGGATAGATGCCCTTGACAGCCTGTATGACCAGTTTGGGGAGTGGACGACCGGCAGCATGTGGCTGTATGACCAAATGGGAACTGCTGATGCCGCCACTGTGATTGGCATGGTGCGTTATTGCGCCAAGGAACTGGGTATAACTCATGTTTTTGTGGATAACTTGGCTAAGTGCGTTAAGGGCGAGGATGACTATAACGGGCAGAAACAGTTCGTAGATGAGTTGACATCGGTGGCACGGGATTACGACATCCATATCCACCTTGTCCACCACCTAAAAAAGCCAGCTAATGAGAATGCCGTCCCTGACAAACATGACAACAAGGGATCGGGAGCCATTACCGACTTAGTGGACAACGTGATGCTGGTCTGGCGCAACAAGGTCAAAGAGGATGCTATCAAGGAACAGGGCGAGTTTGCCAAGCAGAACGGTGATCCTGACCATTATCTGTTGTGCCGTAAGCAGCGGAATTACGAAGGATCGGGAGAGGGTGAACCGACTGTCCGACTGTGGTTCCATCGTGATGCCCAGCAGTACGTTGCAGAGCCGCATGACCGGCCTTTGTTCTTTCCGAACTATCCGCATGTGGCATCGTGAGTGACCGGGACTACCTGGAACTGGCTCGGGCCAGGGAAATCTGGGTAACATTTTGTTTGACAAAAGATAGAGAAAACATGATTAAGTTGGTCAATCGATCTGTGGATCACTATGGCAGGGATGCGATACCCAGGATCAAGGCGTACCTACGACAATTCAAAGACGGGGAGATTGAATGACATTTCAAATGAACTTTACGGTAGAAGGAACGCCAGTAGGCAAGGGCCGTCCCAAGTTTGCGAGACGGGGTAACTTTGTATCTACTTACACCCCTACCAAGACCCGCAACTATGAAGACATCATCAAGGCTGCTGCTACTCAAGCGATGACCGAGCCGCCAATAACCGCTCCGCTTCGTGTGTTTGTTTACATTGACATGCCTGTGCCCGTGTCATATTCTAAAAAACGCAAGGAAGCTTGTTTAGCAGGAGCCGAACACCCTACCAAAAAACCTGACATCGACAATGTAGCCAAATGCTTTTTAGATGCTATGAACGGTATTGTGTATGTGGATGACAGCCAAGTTGTGTCGCTACACATTACCAAGGTATATGGCACAGTTGGCATGGTGGAAGTAGTAGTTAGAGAGGAATTGCAATGGAGTTAGAAGACCCATTTGTATATACAAAGCCTGAGTGGTTGAAGGAACTCCAGCGGGAGAAACGCAGGGCAGCTAGGGCTAAGAGACTAAACCGTGTCATTGGTAAATGGGGCGGTAGTAGGAAGGGAGCAGGAAGAAAAAGAGAAAGACCCTATGACGCAATGGTCTACATAAACCACACCCGGATCCAGCTACAGATCTTGATGGATATGGGCAATGGTGACTTGAGTGCTGGTGTACAGAAATTAATTGACGAAAACTTATAGGAATGAATATGGAAATTGACCCAAACAAAGCCGTTGAATACCTGCGGGAAAACGCTCCAAAGTTTGCTGAAGCCAAGGCAACCAGGGTATTCATAGAGAACTATTTACGCTCTGTAAAGTCCAAACTCATGGGCAATGAAGAGGGTACGCTAGGGGCAAAAGAGGCTTATGCATATGCTCACGATGACTATGTTGACCAGCTAAAAGCCCTCAGAATTGCTACAGAAGAAGAAGAACGGCTCAAATTTATGATGTCTGCTGCCCAACTAAGGGTGGAAATCTGGAAGACCAACGAATACAGCAAACGCGCTGAACTTAGGAACCTCAGTTAAAAAACTGTGATACAGTAACGCCGTTGTCGTGGAAGACAGCAGTTAAGCCGTTTATTGATGCAACTTGCCCAGAGGTAAGAACGCCAAAGGGTCTTCCACCAGGTTGCATCACTAAGCGGCTTTTGCATTTCTACGGTGACCGTCAGGGCGCGTTAGCTGATGGTCTGCATGGACTGAACCCAAGAAACACCGTACACCGTTACACCCCGGATGTTGCGACTAGCGTTGGTTGACCGACTAGTAAAGGATTGAGTAACTCAGGTGGACAACTAGGCTCAGTCTCTAAGTGAATCAACCCGTCCAGCGCAGCTTGGATGTGTACATAAAATGGCATTTTTTAAGCATATTATTGGGACATGCATAGAATGTGTACATATTGGAGCAGGTAGATAAGCCCTCTTATCCACCCTAGGTAAACCTATGACCATAATTTATAGAGACAAGCACCTGCTGAAACTGGCACAAGACCAGCTTTGTCTTTTGAAGGTCAAAAACTTTTGCCGGGGGGGGTCTTCTTCCACGGTAGCGTGTCATCACAATTCCGCTAGGTCTGGCAAGGGAATGGGCATCAAGGCCAGTGATGCCTACACCGTATGGGGGTGCTTCTCCTGCCACCAATGGCTGGATCAAGGATCGGCCTCCAAGGACGATAAGGAAGCAGCCTTCCAAGCAGCCCATTTGCTCCAGGTAGCAGAGTGGCATAAAATCGCCTCCAGTATCGCTGCCAGACCTTGGAAGGTGGAAGCAGCCCGAAACGTCCTCAATCACTTGGGAATCAATCATGGATAAAGTAGCCGATTTCATTCTGACCCTGCTGCACAGTGCAACCAATACCCATATCCTGCATTGGCAAGCCACCCGATACGGCGAGCATATAGCCCTGGGCGAGTTCTATTCCGGCCTTCCCGAACTAATAGACCAGTTGACCGAAGCCCTGATGGGACGCTATGAGATGCAGCCAACATTCCCGCTTTCATATCATGGACCCAACCCTGACAGCTTGCAGGAACTAGTTACGCTGAAACAGTACGTTGACCAGGAACGCCAGAACCTTCCGCAAGATAGCGAAATCCAAAACTTAGTCGATGAAATTGCAACCAGCATTGATTCCACGATATACAAGTTGAAATTCCTAAAATAGTCTGGCAAAAAGACACCGATTCCTGAAAACCTAAAAACAAGGTCTAAAACTTTTGAGGGGGGGGTCTCTTACATGTGTACACACATACACATACGCACACACACCCGCACCCGCATGCGTACACACGCACACACCTACGCGCACACCCACGCATACCCGTGCGCCTACGCATGCACCCACGCGCACCCACGCGCACACCTACGCGCACGCATGCGCTCACACACACACACACACGCTCACGCACCATGCACACGCACCACACACACGCGCAATGCATGCGAGACAAACCCACGCAGTCCCCGATAGCCCATAAAGACCCCTAGAACGGCCTGTAACGCTTTTTTTACCTGTAGTGCATGGCAATGTAGCATCACACGCAGAAAACGGCTTAAAACGGCTCTAATCGCTCCGCACCATGCACAGACGTGCAGCCACCTACCCGGGCCGGGCATGCACAGACGTGCCAGTGCCATATTGCACTGCACAATAAACGACAAACCCCGGACAGGCCGGGGATTATCTGGGAGCTTGAATAAATTAATGCACGGACATGAGGCGAATAACTTTAGCCATTTTTCGCCCGTGTGCTGGATATGCAATAACTGGAATAGTTTTATCCCAGCATGCACGGCAGCCACTGCACTGCCCATTATTCGCATATGCTTCGCATAATTTTGAATCGGCAGTTTTAGAATATGATTCTGCGTCTGGTCCTATAACTGAACCATGCAACCCGGGAATATAACTGCCGTCTACACTATCGGCAGAGAACCGAACCATTACATTATCGAGCCGTTGCATTGATTCAAATACTGCACGAAATTTTGGGAATTTATGCATGCGTGTGGGGAACCAATGTTTGCACCACGGTGTCCGAATCATTACTTCGAGAATTTTCTCTGCCAATGCGACACTATAAGCATCTCCAGAATCAAACCATCTGAAGTATCTGTCCGAATCCAATTCTGCGACCATATCGTCTGCCCACTCTAGGCGCTGCCAGTCCTCCCGATTGTGTAGGCGTGGTGCAATCACGTTAGGGTAATTGTAATTGCCTGTAGTGGCATAACATCCTCTGCATGCGTCAACCAGTATCCCCGGCTCTGCCCACGAACCCGGGCAGGTGTCGATAGCCTGTAGGCTCCATGAACGTGCATCAAGCTTGGAGGTGTTGCTAATTTTAACCATGATTAAATCCTATTAAATTAAATTGAGACGGATAAACTATTAATTACGGGTTTATATATACCCAGTATATGAGCGCACCGAACATAACGCAGACAATAATTAAACTCTTGATTATGTCAATAAAAATATGCTTCATGCTGCCACCTCACCGGCAGATAATGCATGATTAATAGCATCAATTAATGCTAAAGCTTGATCACGATTTAATACTACGTTTATACGCATCTGGGGCCTCATAATAGATAATTCTATTCCACCATCATGCTCATTAGTAAATACTACGGATTTTCTATCGGTTTCGATTCGGGTTTGATAATCAATTGTTGACATAATAATTCCTTTATTGTTTACAGCCCGAGCAGTCGCACGGGATTACATTTAATTTGATGTCTGCCTTTAATTCCCGCATGCTGTCATACCCACGGACATGGGAGCGGTCATTAGGTGAGCTGTGTTCGTCAAACCTCCAACCATCTGGCAGGTTCAGTATATAAACCCCAGCTTCGTCATAATCAACGTCTCGGGCTGCGTTTAATTTATACTTCATCTTATTTCCCCAGTGCGTAGTTACGCAGAGTTTTCAAATAGGATTTATATTCCTGTGCTTTTGCATTGTGATACCACGCACAGACTACAGTGCCAGAGGGTTTGACACCGAGGAATATCCCCTTAGTGTCTGGGCTGCCTGCGTATACCCATTGACCGGGCTGGATATGCTTATAGAGTCCGTGGGGGACTGCCCATATGTCAAATGCTGGTGCGTATTTCATTATTGAATTCCTTTAAATGGTGAAATGACAGGAGAGGCGAGAATCTGACCCTCTCACAGTACTAGCATAATAGAATCGTGCCAGCTTTTCAAATAGTCTTAAAAATCAAGCACTTGGCGCGTCTAAGGAAAACCCTAATGGTTGTCCATACAGTACTTGCATTTGATATAAGTCAATCAAATGGATTTAATGCTGCAGCCGATTAGAGCCGTTATTTCTGTGCGTGGTAGGGATGGTACGAAAAGAAAAACAAAGGCAACCCAGAGCCTGTGTGTGCTTCTACTGTAGGGGAATACAGAGGAGAGACAGACGGCTGCACTAGGGATTCCAGCGTCTGACTAGTGCGGGTTAACCCTACCCAAACCCAGAAAGAGAGCGGGCCCCTCTGCTCTCCCTTTTCCCATCCCCCCAGCACTAGCCCAAATACCCCCCCACGCTAGGGAAGAGGAGGGGGGTAGCCCTGCTAGAGGGAGTGAAGAGGGGGGCCCGATCACCCATCCCCAAAATTTCTACAGAACTTTTTCCCC